ACTATATTTTCCTCCGGGGGTAAAATTGGCCTAAAGTCGGACCTTTTTAGGCATCCAACTAAGACAGCCAAACAAAATTTTTATAGACAAACAAGGAGTCAATCATGAGCAATCAAGTAATTGTACACAAAAGTAGGACTAACACACTACTAGTCGATCTTGGTGTTGATGTATCAGACGACACCATAACTAGTGAGATACGTTCAGAGCCAAATTCTGACTCACCACTTCTCGCAACTTGGGTTGTAAACTTTGTAACAGACGGATCCGATGGTGAACTTGTATTTACATTGGACGATACATTCACTGCGCAGATCACAGCAACTAGTGGATACATGGACGTTAAGCGAGTTACAGGCGGAGAGCCAGTTCCCGTATTTGATAAGCCGTTAGAAGTTGTATTCCGCGGGACGGTAACTGAATGAGCGACATCAACGTTATATCACGGACACAAAAAATTATTGTAGACGCAGCGTCGTCAAGCGTAAGCGTTATTAACATCGGACCCCAAGGTCCTCCAGGCGTTAGTGGTATTTCTGCCAGCCTTTCAAGTTACACTGTTGGTGGAGGAACCGCAACAACGCAACCAACATTTTCAGGAAGCCCAATGTTTACGGGTAGTTACCTTGCTCTAGGGCAGTTGGTTTATTTTCAGATTGATGTCGAGTTTGATAATATAACGTCTTTTGGCACAGGTCAGTATTATGTAACACTACCAAGTAACTCAGCTATCGACTTTACAACAAGAAACGGACAATTATTAGATACATCTAGTGGTAACCGTTATGGTATTGCTGGCCATGGTACAGCTGGATCAGATAGAATTTATTTATACTATACAGGTTCTAGTGGACATGATGAAATTTTTGACTACAACTCACCAGTAGTACTACAGATAGTTGATAACTTTGATATTAGCGGATGGTATGTAGCAAACTCTAACAATAACAACTAAGGAGACCATATGACACAACAAGCAAACATTGTAGCCGGAATACAAAAAGTTGTTGTCATTCCTAACACACAAAAAGTTCAAGTTATTGGCGTCGGCCAAGGCCCTCAAGGACCACAAGGTGACGCAGGTCCAACCGGACCAACCGGACCAACCGGACTAACCGGATCAACAGGACCAACTGGACTAACCGGATCAACAGGACCAACCGGACCAACCGGAGCTACTGGAGCTACTGGACCAACCGGACCAACTGGTGCAACCGGCCCGCAAGGTGACCCAGCTTTATGGAATTTTACTGGAGCATATAATATTGGCGCATCTTATGCCATTGGCGACGTTACAACCTATGATGGTAAAACCTGGTATAGAATTCATGCTAACGGTGGTAATTCAGGAGACACTCCTGTGGAAGGTACATTTTGGACCCTACTAGCAGACAAAGGTGCAATCGGTAATACCGGAGCTACCGGAGCTACGGGTCCGCAAGGTGATCCTGGACCAACCGGAGCCACAGGTTCCGCTGGAGCTACAGGAGCTACCGGAGCTACAGGAGCTGCTGGCACTAACGGTACTAACGGTACTAACGGTCTCGATGGTAAAACAGTTCTTAATGGAGTTACTGCGCCATCGGCTGGAACCGGCGTTGATGGTGATTTCTATATCGACACAGTGACTGATTTAATTTATGGCCCAAAAACTACTGGGGCATGGGGTTCTGGAACAAGTATTATTGGACCAACCGGACCCACAGGCGCAACAGGACCAACAGGACCCACAGGACCCACAGGCGCAACTGGACCAGCTGGTACTAACGGTACTAACGGTACTAATGGCGCTGGTGTACCAGTAGGTGGAACATCCAACCAAGTCTTAGCAAAAATAGATGCAACTGACTACAACACGCAATGGGTTACTGCTATTTCTTTGGCTGCGAACAACGCGTTCACTGGGGCAAATACGTTCCAGTCTGTTAGTGGAGTTACTTCCTTTTATTCGGCATCAACGCAAGATGGAATAAATATTGTCGGTAGAAATGGTGGGTCAACATCGCTGAGAGCATCAATTGTCCCAACAACTTTAACAGCCTCAAGAACTATAACGCTTCCTGATGCTACGGGAACAGTTATTACAACTGGAAACCTTAGTGCTATAACATCAGTCGGTACACTGACTAGTTTGACAATTGGTGGAGCCGGCTCAAATAGAAGTATTACTATTAACGCACCTACTGGCTACTATGCGATTCAATATTTTGCTATTAATGGAACTAATAGGTGGCATTATGAAGTGCAACCCGATGGAACTAAATGGTCGTTGGTTCAAAGCGGTGTAGCTGAGCGAATCGGTGTAACAAACACAGGCGCAACATTTTCAGGCACAGTAACAGCAACAACTTTTGTTGGTGCGTTGACAGGCACGGCTTCAGGTAACTTGGTTTCTGGAGGTGCGCTTGGCACTCCTTCAAGCGGCACACTTACTAACTGTACGTTCCCAACGCTTAATCAAAACACAACTGGTAGTGCTGCAACTTTAACTACGGCAAGAACGCTTTGGGGTCAGAGTTTTAATGGTTCAGCAGCGATATCAGGGTCGCTAACTGGAGTTTATGATATAAATACTGCAGGAAGTCCAATAAATACGATATACGCCTCTAACTGGTTTAGGTCAACAGGTACATCTGGTTGGTATAACGAAACATATGGTGGTGGAATGTATATGCAAGACACAACGTTTGTCCGCATATACAACTCTAAGATATTTTATGCCGCAGGTGGTATTTGGTCAGTTGATGGCGGAACAGCATCCACGTCAGGATTTCAATACCTATTACGTGGAACCTTATATGGAAACTACGCGCCATTTACGTCAACTCGTGAAGTAAAAAGAAACATTGAAACTATATCCAACAGTGGGTTACTCATAGATCAGCTAAACCCAGTTACATTCCAAGAAAAAATAACAGAGTCTGATGACGAAGTATCAATTGCTTGGAAAAATTCAGACCTTGAGTATGGTTTTATTGCTGATGAAGTTGCACTTGTTGGAACTGGTCATCTAGCGCAGTATCAAGGTATGGAAGATGGAACGTTAAAACCAGTAGGTTGGTCATTCCATGGAGTTATATCAGTTTTAGTAGCAGAAGTTAAAGATTTACGCAAACGATTACAATTATTGGAGAACAAATGAATGATCAACAGCTAGATGCAAATAAGGTTATTGAATCATTACTACGACAGGTTTCGGAATATGCTCAAAAAGTTGCTATGTTAGAAGCTTATATTGCGTCAACCACAAAAGAACCTCAAGAAAATACTCAATAATTATCTAGTTTAGAAAGGAAATTAAATGGCAACTAGTAAAAGAAAAAGGCGTCCAGCGACGTCACCAGAAGCTAGAGAAAACCAGTTAATTTCCTCTGCGATTGACCTAGCTGAAAAGCAAATTCAAGATGGAACTGCCGCTGCTCAAGTAATTACACATTATTTGAAGCTTGGATCCACGCGAGAAAGACTAGAGCAAGAACGTTTAGCTAATGAAAATGAAGTTTTGAGGGCCAAAGTGGAAGCAATGGCGTCATCGAAACGAATTGAAGAGCTTTACGAAGCAGCACTAAATGCAATGCGCAATTACTCGGGTAAATATTCAACTACCGACGATGATGAGTTTGATTATGAAGATTAGAAAGTTTTCAGAACTATTAGACTTAGAAACATTCGAGGAAAGATTTGAATATTTAAAATTAAACGGTGAAGTTGGGCGATCCACATTTGGATTCGATAGATATTTGAATCAAAATTTCTATCAGTCAGCCGAATGGAAGAGAGCTCGACGCACTGTTATAATTAGAGATAATTCATGTGACTTAGGAATGTACGGCTATGAGATTAATCATGGCTTAGTTGTTCACCACATGAATCCAATGACTTCTGATGACATTGTTCACGGAGAAAGTTGGATATTTGACCCGGAGTATTTGATTTGTGTCACAGATAGAACACACAACGCAATACATTACGGCGATGCTAGCTTATTAAACATTAAGTTTACACCACGATCAGCAAAGGATACAAAACTATGGTAATGTCAGGAATTGAAAATCTAAAAGCCTCTGCTAGGGGTTTGAAGCTTGCTCCAGCTGAGCAAGAGTATGCTGATGCCTTAACTAGCATAGCTGACAAGTACGGTAAATTATCAGACTATGATGAGAACGGTATTTGGGTCGGCTATGTTAGGGCCAGTCAAAACGAAAACTTGAAGCGTGGTGTAGCTTGTGTCAATTGTTATTTTTACGAAAGTGAAACTAAAGAATGTCACATCGTTAAAGTTAAAATCGAACAGGGTGGATATTGTAGACTAGCAGCAATCTATCCCGGCCTAGTAACAAAGTAGAAGCGAACTATGGAAACAAGTATTTTAAAAAGTACAAAGAAAAGCCTAGGACTAGATGCCACATACACACCGTTTGATCAAGATATTTTGATATGTATCAACTCCGCGTTAGGAACACTAACACAAATCGGTGTATTACCTAATGCTGGATTTTCTGTAGTCGATGCTACTGACACTTGGAGTGAGTTAAATTTGTCGCTACCAATGCTTGGTATGGTTAAGAGCTATATTTATGTGAAGGTTCGAGTATTGTTTGACCCGCCGACAACTTCGTTCTTATTGTCAGCGTACCAAAAACAAGCAGAAGAGTTTGAGTGGCGCATTATGACGTTAAAAGAATACGAAACAAGTTTGTTGTGATTAGTTATGGCTACTGAAGAAACCATATCCTTTAGGACAAGTAAGTGGAAACGGTTTGATCCTGACTTTGCTGAAATGATCCGCACAGAGCATCCTGATATTTGGAAGCTCGGCGGAAACATTAGAGGTAATGATCAATACCGAAAACTGTATCCAATAACAAAACGAAATGGTGTTCCAAATTCGCAGATTGAAATTGATGCTCTAAAGCTAAGAGAAGCATGGAACGCAAGACATTACAATGATTTTAGAATTGCGGGAGTTATCGCGCAAGTCAAATGGCTAGCAGTAGGAAGTCGAGGTGAACAATATATGAAAAATTTAATCAATGAAGAAATTGAAAAAAGGTCTGATTCAGTCAGCCAATCTATAAGTTTAGAAAATCACTTAGCTCATTACGGCAAAAAAGGTATGCGTTGGGGTACTCGTAGTGGTGGTCGTAGTTCAAGTAAAGCATCTAAAAAAGTAGCAAAAAGAACAACGTATAAAAAGCCACCAACGAAATTATCTGATGCTGAACTTCAACGTAGAGTTAAGCGTTTAGAAACTGAGAAAAAATACATAGAATTGAATAAAGCTACTAGACCGTCTACTACAGGTAAAAAAGCAGCTAGTAAATTACTCGGACAAGCCGGAACCGTTGCTGTTAGTGCTGTTGCTACTGCTGCTACGGGTCTTGCGATTAAAGCCGCAATGGATAAAGCTAAGTCTTAGGAGATAAAATTGGTACTATCAAATACAAAAACTCCTATTTATTATGGAGAATTTAGAGATTCAGTTATTTCAGGAAAAACTTTAGTTAATAAAGAAATCTCAATGGAGATGAATAGAATTGATTCTTTAATAGAAAATCCAGATATGTATTATGATGATGAAGCTGTAAATGGCTTCATTGACTATTGCGAAAAAGAGTTAACATTAACTGATGGTACTGATCTTCACCTATTAGATACTTTTAAAGTATGGGCTGAACAAATTTTTGGATGGTATTACTTCGTTGATAGAAATATTTACGACCCAAAAGCAAATAGTGGTAAAGGTGGTTTTGTTTTAAAGACTGTTAAAAAACGTTTAACAACAAAACAATATTTGATAGTAGCTAGAGGTGCGGCTAAGTCAATGTATGCTTCGTGTATACAATCATACTTTTTAAATGTTGACACCTCTACTACTCATCAAATTACAACATCGCCAACAATGAAACAAGCTGAAGAAGTAATGTCACCATTAAGAACCGCGATCACAAGAGCTAGAGGTCCTCTTTTTAAGTTTCTTACAGAGGGATCGATTCAAAATACTACGGGCTCTAGAGCCCACAGAGTAAAATTAGCCTCTACTAAAAAAGGTATTGAAAACTTTCTTACTGGATCTATACTTGAGATTCGACCGATGTCAATCAACAAGTTGCAGGGTCTAAGACCAAAAGTTGCTACTGTTGACGAATGGTTATCTGGAGACATTAGAGAAGACGTTGTTGGCGCTATTGAACAAGGAGCATCGAAGTTAGATGACTACCTAATTCTAGCAATTAGTTCTGAAGGAACAGTTAGAAATGGTTCTGGCGACACAATTAAAATGGAATTGTCTAATATTTTAAAAGGCGAGTATTTAGCGCCACACGTTTCTATTTGGTATTACAAACTAGACTCTATCGAAGAAGTTAGTGATCCAGCCATGTGGATTAAAGCCAATCCAAATTTGGGAAGAACCGTAACCTATGATGTATATCATTTAGATGTTGAAAGAGCTGAAAAGGCTCCAGCATCTAGAAATGACATACTAGCTAAAAGGTTTGGTATTCCTATGGAGGGTTATACATATTTCTTTACATATGAAGAAACACTAACTCACCAACAACGAGACTTTTGGCAAATGCCTTGCTCTCTAGGCGTCGACCTTTCACAAGGCGATGACTTCTGTGCATTCACATTTTTATTCCCGTTTTCGAATTATTCTTTTGGAATTAAAACCGTTAGCTATATTACGTCTTTAACTCTTATGAAACTTCCAGGGGCAATGCGCCACAAATATGAACAATTCATAAGCGAAGGAAGTCTTCATGTTTTAGAAGGAACAGTTTTGGATATGATGGAAGTATATGACGACTTAGATCAATTAATTATGGCTAATAATTATGATGTTAGATGTATAGGATTTGACCCGTACAACGCAAAAGAATTTATAACTAGATGGGAATCTGAAAACGGCCCGTATGGTATTCAAAAAGTTATT